TGAAGATCGTATCTGGGGTATCATCTCCAAGCTATGGAAGTGTGCCGCCGTTCAGTTTGGTAAGCTCATTGACTATCGCCACATGATTGTTTGGGGTGGCGCGTCAAACGATGAGGATAAGGATTACCGAAATGCTATCAAAGCTCTAGCATTCCAGTCAGGTAACGAGGGTCAGAAGGCTATTGATACAACCCGTGGTCGTAAGAATGATAGGGTTAGGTTAGCCTTGGATGAGTTGCCCGAAATGGAACTGGGCGCGATTACCGCCAAGGTTAACTTATCTGCTAACAATGATGTGACGTTCATTGGTATTGGAAACCCATCTGCTGGTGATAATCCTCACACCCGCTGGGCCATGCCTAGTGGCGCATCTAACTTCGATTCGGTTAGTCCAGACATGGACAAGTGGGAGACTGGAACTGGCGTTTGCCTTTTCTACAATGGTATGCGTTCTCCTAACTTCGCCGCGCCTGCGAGCGAGCCATCTCCATTCCCTTTCCTCATGGATCGGAAGAAGCAGGAGATCATGCTTAAACAATGTTATGGAGACGAGAATGCTATCGACTATGTTCGTAACGCTATTGGTTGGTGGCCGAAGTCTGGATTCGCTCAAACGATTCTTACCGCCGATCTGATCCGTAATGCTGATACAAACGAAGAACCCCTCTGGGATTCTGAAGGTTTTACCAAGGTAGCCGGGTTCGATACCGCATTTACAATCGGTGGAGATAGGTGTGTTCTGACTATCGCCAAGCTAGGCTTTGTTCGCGGGACTCGCAATCGTGTCATGTGGTTGGAAAGTCAGAAGGTCATTCAGTTATCCGCGAATGCCGCCGCTGAGTTTGAAATCCAGCTCGCTACTGAAGTTGTAACTCTATGCCGTGCCGCTGGTGTCCAGCCTTCTAAATTCGGTATGGACGTTTCCGGTGATGGTGGACGAGTTGGACAGGCTATCATTCGTGAGTGGCTACGCTTTGACTCTTCTGGAGCCGCTATCGCTCTTATCTCCTCTATGGGTAAACCTACTGATCGACTCGCCGCCGAAGTCGATAAACGCCCGTGTAAGGATGTTTACGATAGGTTGGTATCTGAATACTACTACTCTTGCTATCACGCCTTCAAGAGTCGTGTTCTCTTTGGAGTTGATCCTGCATCTGATCTAGCTAGGGAACTTTGTCTTCGTAGATACACGATTAAGTCCAAGAAGATTGCCATTGAAACTAAAGACGAGTTAAAGGGAAGAACGGGTTACTCGCCCGACTTGAGTGATAGTTTGATCTACGCGCTCGAAATGGCTAGGCGCAATGGACTAGTATTTATCGGAAACGATAAAGCTGTCCCGACTAACCGATTCTGGGCGCGGGATGAAAAGCCAGTCGAATCTTTCTCTGATGATGATGCTTACTCATCAGATGATAATGGAGATTGGTAACGCAGGAACGAGTATGCATCCTCTTTTCAGGTGGGGGTTGCCAAACTTATGAACGACCCAGCGTTCCCCCAGTTCGATGTGGCGGGTCGAAGCCAGGCTCCACTGCCGCTCATCCGGTAATTTTACACCTGCCTGCGAAATTGTTTTAATCCATGATTCCTTCAAGTTCCAAGGTATTCGCTACCTCTTCTGGAACTACGATGCGAATCATTTTTTCTCCGTAAAGGTTTCCTAGAGTCTCCTTGAGTCGGATGTCCTTCTTCGGAACCCAGCACTGATTGAACTTTTGCTGGAAAAGAATCTTATACTGATTCTCGCTTACTTCAGTTCCCTCGCAGATGACGCGAGGCTCAAACGTATTATTTGTAGTCATAGATTATGTAACCATTCTCTCTTGCCCACCCTACTTCGTGGTGGCATTTGTTGTGGCACGGACGGCAAAGAGCCATGAAAGTGGACTTCTCGCACAGGAACTTCCCTCTACCTTTTTTGTGGTGCAGGTCGCTTGCGGCTTGGTTGCATATTTCACACTGGTAGTTTTTTTCTTCAAAGTATTCTGCTTTGGCTTTTTCATATTCAGCATTCTTTACTCTCCGAGTGGTTGAGACTGATCTAAGTTTTCCACTTCGCTTTTTGAATCTTGTTTTTTGTAGGGGCGTTTTTCTTTGTAGCATAATCCAATTACTTTATCTACCTGTTCTTTCTTTAAAATACTTTTCGAGTTTACTTCAATCTGGTTGATCAGCGATCCAGTCACTCCGATCCTTTCTCCCAGTTCCCTGACAGTCATGCTCAGTTTCTTTCGAGTCTCACGTAACTGCTGGGCGAAAGTCCTCCGTCCAATAGAACGAACAGTGCGTGATTGCTCGTAAGCCATCATGCAGCTATCGTATGCTTCTTCTAATGGATGTTTCATTTGAATAAAATTAAACCAAGACTATTGACAAGTCAACACATTTCTGATAGCCTTATAAATTATGGATAACACTAACAACGATAATACATTTGCAGAAGACCTTCTGGCTACTGTCAGAAAGACTGTCCTTGTCACAAATATGTCTTTAGCCACCGCGCTAGAAAAACCCTTCATTGCTACCTACGAAAATGATGAAGGCATTCTGATGATGGCTCTCAAGCCAAACAATACCTGTATCATTGTCGCTTGCGGCCATGACTCCAATACTGTCATCAAGTGTGATTTCATTATCGCTGGTGAAGGTGTCGGAGAACGCCGCTCAATTTTTAAATGCAAAACCAAAAATGAGGCCGATGAGGTTTGGGATATTTTGACCGACAAGCTAGAGGACTGGTCTGCTGGTGGGATCGCAACAATTGAACTAGAGTAATTATCGGTTCCGATAAAAAAGATGCTTGACACTGAATACAACATCTAGTAGTTTCTTTCGCGTGTGAGAAATCACGCATCCGGGGTGAAGGCCGGATTGGATAAAATTAAATTAACGAAAAACATATATGATCCCTTGTGGTGGTAATTCACCTTCATGCGTCAGTTGCCGCTTTTATCCGCCACTACAAGGGGTCGCCTTTTTACAATGAGTGTTAGAATAATGTCGGAGGTCTTTGAGAAAAGCAGGACTCAAGGAAATGCAAGATTGGTTCTTCTTGCCCTAGCCGATTCTTGCAATGACGATGCTAGTTGTTGGCCGTCGATTCGGAAACTAGCAGAAAAAGCGAATGTCTCGGAACCTATCTTGAAGAAGTATTTGAATTCTTTGATTGAGGTCGGAGTAGTTACGAAAGATGAGCGAGAGGATCATTTTGGAAGGCAAACATCGAACATTTACACCATCATTGTTGATAAGATTGGTAGCGATGAAATCAGTCGAGATGTCATTCAACAGGTTATAGCACCAAGCAGGATTAAGTCAGTTGAGGGGGTAACCCGTGTTAGTGGGGGAGGGGGTAACCCGTTGCAGGGGGTGGTGGGGGTAACCCCGGTTAGTCTCTCTATAATGAATCATCATAAGGAACCGAAAATAGAACCATCACAGCAAACATTTTTAAAATCCATTGATTTGATTTCCATAAAACCAAAAACAAAACGAAAACCCAAACTCGTAGATGATGCTTTCATTACCCAACTCAAACGCCTTAACCCCGACAAGGACGTAGACAAGGAAGTGCAGATGGCGCGGACTTGGATACTCGCCAAACCAGAACGCCAGTTTACCCAACAATTCCTCTCTGGCTGGATCAACCGATCCACGAACACAGTAAAACCAGAAAAACTTTGCAGTATTTAACCTCATGAAAAAAGTCCCAATAGCACACAAGAGCGAAGCGGCAGCATTGTCGCTGATAGCAACCGACCGAAATATCCTTTCCCAACAAACATGGGATGCCGATTATTTCGCGCTACCTGCCCACAGGATCGTTTTTAACGCACTCCAAGGGGTTCACCAGCGGACAGGCACTTGCTGTCAATTCTCGGCGATTGCTGAACTAGAATCCACGGGTCAGCTAGAATCGGCTGGTGGTGAGAACGAAGTCCATGACATCCTAGCTACGATGAAGATCGCATCTGGTAAGGTCTGCCAAGACATGGCTGATGACTACCGAAAGAATCTTCACAAGATGAAAGGCTACCGCGATGCCATCTCTATCATTGAGAAAACAGAGCATGACCTTCGCGGTGGAAGGGCTGACCTACGCTCGTTATCGGAAACGATAATGAAGTGCGCCGAAGATCGGACAACAAAAGTCAAACCAGTCAAAGACCTGATCATCGAGATCATTGATGAGATGGAAGGTAAAGCGGTAAACGAATGCTTCAC